AGCAGGTTGCCGTAGAGCTGCACCGTGTTGATGAGCCCGATAACGCTGTTCACGAGCGCTTGGATCTGGTCGAAGATGTTGGGCGTCTTGACCGAAGCGAGCAGGAAGAAGTCGTTGGCCGTCGCCGACAGGCTCGACGTCGTGACGTTGACGATGCCCGTGATGAGGAAGTCGTTGGTCTGATCTTCCTCGAAGGTGAACGAGGCGCGTTCTCCATTTAGGAGCTTCTCGAAGTCGGTCGTCTGCTCCCAGGTGCGTAGCTTCGCCGGGATGTCGCCGATCGTCGGCACGTGCAGCGTGGCAGTGTCGCCTGCCTCGCCGCGTGCGCGGATCTCTGAGAGGCTGTTAGGCCACAGGTTCGGCGGGTAGCCCGCGGCGCCCTGCACGAAGAAGGCGTCTACCTGAAAGGTGTAGTTCTTGCGGCCGAGGATTTCGGGGCTGCCGCCGGGCGCCTTCGGGTACTCGTGCGTGTGGATCCGGTGCTCGCCGCGCGTGACGCACTTGGAGATCGGAAACGCAATTCCGTCGAAGCTCATCTTGGTGAGCTGGTCGAAGACGGTGGCCACGGATCAACCGCCGCTGCCGATGTTGCCGGAGTCGACGTTCTGCGTGGTGCCGCCAACAACCTTGACGGTGAGCGTGCCCTTCATGGCTTCGACGAGGCGCTCCTGAACGGCCTTGCTCTGCGCAAGCTGCTCCTTGAGCTCGTCGAGGTTGCCGGCGTCTTGAGCAGCTGACTTGCCGCCCTCGCTCTGAAAGAGACCGCCGGTAATCACATGTAGCCCCTGCGCCGCGCTACCGATGAAGCTGTCCGCCTCCTCAGCATCCATGACGCGCTGCTGAAGACTTTGCTTCTCAACAGTTGCCTGAAGGAGCGCGGTTTGGTCCTCCTTCGTCATGGCCCCGGACTTGACGGCGCCGCGCGCCTGCTTGAGCGCTTCGGCATCTTCCTGGACGGAGGCCATGCCCTCGCTGGCGCGCGCCAACGACCCTTCCGCTGACGCCAAGATCGCGGTTCCGAGGGCTGCGCCGCCAGCAACGCCAATCATCGCTGCGCCAGCCTTGCCGCCGATCCCGCCGCCACCTCCGCCACCTCCGCCACCGCCTCCCGCGCCACCCATGACAGCGCGCTTAAGGGCCTCCGCCACGACCGTTCCGATACTGGCCTTGGCGATGCTGCCGACGATGGCCAGGATAATAGCCTTGACGGGGTTCTCGGATACTAGAGTAACCATCTTGGCCGTGTGTTCGGCTAACATAAGCATCAGCGGCGCCAGCTTTTCTAGCGCAGGAACCAACTTGCCGGCGGCCTGCTCGGCGATCTCTTCGAGCTTGTTGTTGAAGAGCTGGGCCTTGCTCTCCGTCGTCTTCATCGTCGCGGCGAGCGAGTCCTTGAGGTCCTTGTCCGAGATCGGCGCGTTGAACTCCTGGAACTTCTGCTTTACCGCCTTGACGCCGGAGCCCTTCTCTTTCTTCTCAGCGCTCATGTAGATGTCGTTAAACGCGTCGACGACGGCTTTGCTCCGCTTGTTGGCGAACGTCCCACCGATCTTCGCCATGTCGCCGCCCGTTCGAATGAGGACGGCCTCGATTACCTTGTCGATGCTCTGGAGCTTTCCAGTCTTCTGGTCGATCCCGCTCACGCCGATCGACTGAAGGTGCTTCATGCCGCTCTTGCTTGTCAGGTCTCCAACGAACGACGCGACGGCCGTAGCGGCCTGCGCGGGGCCCTTGACGCCTCCGAGCTTCTTCGTGATCTGGAAGGCCGTCATGAGGTGCTTACTCGCCTCTTCGGAGCCCTCCGCGAACTTGTTGGCGGGGCCAATGATGGTGGCAATGTTGGCCGCCATGTCCTTCATCTCGGAGGCGCCGAGCTTGCCGCTCTGCGCGATCTGGCGCATCACATCGACGACGACCTTGCCCTTGTCCGGGATGTCGCCGAGCTTGTTCGCCACGCCGCCGGCAGCGTCGGCCACCTGCTCGAAGTTCGCCCCCATCGCCTTCGACATCTTCGCGAGGTCACCCATGACCGCGCGCCCCGTCTCGAGGTCGCTCGACGAGCCAACGAACGCTGCGAGTCCGCTCGCGACCTCGTTCGTGCCGAGCGCAGAAGCGTTCGCCGCTTTGCGAACTTCGCCCCGAATCGCGTTCGGGTCCTGCCGAACCCCAGCAGCGCCCTCGGCACCTTCGAGAAAACCGCTGTTCGCGATCTGAGTGACGCGTCTCTCTAAGTCGAAGTTCGCCTTTGCGAGTGAGCCGACGTCGAGGTTGACGCCCGCGGCTCCAGCGACTTCCATTCCGAGACGACCGGCCCCGCGAACCTTGTTGGCGAAGTTGGATGCGCTCTGAGACGCCCATGCCTTCACAGCGCGCGAGGCCGCCGACTCTTGGGCTTTCGCTGCCTTGTCCGCCGACTTTTCAGAGGCGGCGGCCACGCGCTCATCTTCCTTGATGATCTGCGTGGCCTTGCGCTGCGCCGCCGACAGTTCCCTTTCTGACGCCTTCTCTGCGGCCGCCACCCTCTTCTCGGCCGTCTTCTCGGCTGCGGTGAGCGCCTTGGCGTATTCCTTCTCTTGGGCCGCGGAAGCCTTCGCGGCAGCCTTCTCGGCTGCTGATGCAGACTTCGAGGCTGCGGCCTCGTGCGCAACGCCCATGGCAGCGGCATCGGCCGAGACCTTCGCGCGCGCTCTCGAACTGATGCCTTCGATCTGACCGAAGACGGCAGCGAAGGTGCCGTCGATGGCAGCGGAGACACCAATGCGGATGTCGGCCACTCTATCCGCCTTCGATCATTGCAATTGCGCGGCTGAGGAGGCGGCGCACCTTGCGCGCCCGCTCGAACGGCAGCTCCGCCCAGACGTCGCCGGCCGCGATGAGGTCGCCGAGCGCGTGGAGCCTCTCGTCGTCGACCTCGACGCCCAGCGGGTCGGTCGCGGCCTTCAAGACCTCGTACTCTTCGCAGAGCAGCCGCACGCCCGCCGGCGTCAGCGCAACGAACACGGCGTCGCACTGCACGTCCCAGAACGGGAGCGAGGCGTCGTCAGGCTGGCAGAGCGCCCGCCCCAACGCCTCGCGACAGAAGGCGTCATGGAAGGCTTCAACGCGGCGGGCTTCGTCCTCTGGGAAGGCGCGAACGGCGCGCTTGCTGGCTTCGGTGCGGAAGTACTGGAGGTCAGCGGCGGACGTGAGCCGGAGGCCCACCTTGACCGTCTTGCCGAGCTTGGGCCTGCCGCCCCACGTGTCGGCGAACGCGTCGCCGGGAAGCTCCACGACGCGTGGCGCCGGGCGCTTGTCGTCCGGCTTCTCGGTCTTGCCGGCAAGCGCGCGAAAGAGCTCGTTCTTGAACGCGGCCATGGGTCAGCTATCCAGCTTGGGACTTGGGTCGGAGCCGCTCGCATTCTCGGCGGAGTCCGATCCAGTAGGCGATTTGCGCTCTAGTAAGCTCACAAGCATGTTGGCCGAAAAAGCTAAAGAGCTCTCCAGCCTGCTGCGCGGCCACAAGACGAAAGGGAGGTCCTCGCCCTCGGCGGCGGACGCGATCGTGTACATGTCCGCGATGTACTGCTCGACGCTCGACGACGACGGGCGCGGCGAGACCGACTCCTGGTGCCGCGCCTGCCACTCGGATAGGAGGAAGATGCGCTCGCGGTCCAGGCCCGCCTGGATCTCCTCGGCCGACTCGAAGTACGGCTCGGGGCTTTTCGGGTCGCTCGCCGAGTCCACGCACGCGTGGAGACAGACAGCAATCGCCTTGCCAAACTCGTAGAGCGGGTTGCCGTCCTTGGGGTCTGCTACCCCACTAGAAACGGCAAACGCCCGCGCCTCGGCCAGTACGATTGCATCGTCTGATCCGAGGAGCGGGCGCAAAGAGCACGTCGCTTGGGTCTCGCCGTCCAGCAGCGGGAAAGTGACTTGCTTTAGCGCTCGGGTGCCTTTCGCGATCTGGGAGAACTTGGCCACTTGGCCTCCAGGTATTGTTTCATCCGACGAGCTTCGGTGCTTCCGTGTTGATGAGCGTGAGCGCCATGGTCGTCTCGCCGGACTTCGACGTGGACTTGACCGACGCTTTCGTTGCCTGCACGCCACACGAGAAGAGCTTGGTTCCGAACAGGAAGGACACCGTGGCCGTCTTGACGTTGATGACGTCTGACGTCATGCCAGCCGCGTCGGTGTCGTCGTTCGTGAACACGAAGTCGCCCGTGACCTGTACGGTCGCAACGCCCTGCGCGATCGCGATGACCTTGCCGTCGCCGATCATCTGCGTCGCGTTGTTGTCGATGTCGACGTTCGAATTCTGGGCGGCTTCGATGCGCTTCAAGTTGTAAATGAACGACATGAAGGTCGTCGTGCTTGCCATGACTGTGCCTTTCGGAGCCGGGGGCTTCCGTCGTTCTTGAGCGAGTCCGTTTCAGCGAGCGCGTTACGCGTTCAACTGGCTTACGAGCACTCCAACCTGGTGGTTGATAGGAGTAGGAACCACCGGCGCTGCCGTGAGGATGTGCGGGGTCGGCCCGCTATCGTCGAACGCCGAGACGGGCAGGTTGAGTGCCGTCTCCGTGAGGATGGTTTGGTCCTCGAGCTGCGACAGGATGACCGACACGCGGTCATTCCAGGACTTGGGCGTGGCAACGCCAGCCGGTCGCGGCTTCTCGCCCGCCGCCGTGTTGGGGTTGTCTGCAACCTTCGGGTTGGCGCGGACGAAGCTCGTCGTCCACTCGAGATTCAGCACGTCGCGCACGTAGTCCGGGACGACGGACTGCGCCGTGTCGAGCGTGCGGTAGTCCGGATTGGACCCGTTGAGGCTGTGCGTCGTGACAGCACGCACGACCGAAACCGTGCCGTCGCTGTTCGTGAGCAGCGGCGTGACGCCTTCGCCGAGCGCCGTCTCCTGGGTGCCACTCGTCGCCACGTCTCCCGGTGCTGCCTGAGGCGCAATGCCCGCGAGGACCACGCCGTCGTAGCCGCTGCCCGGATCGGTCTGCTCCTTGAACGTGCGTAGCGCCGCCATGGCCGCGCTGATCTCGCTCGAGTGAGACTCCGAGTTGAGGAGCCAGCACGCCTGGAAGCGCTCGTTATTGAGCGTCGTCGTCGCGATGGTTGCCAAGGAAGACAGCGCGATGTTCGTCGAGAACACCGCGTGCTCCATGCGGCCCTCGGTCGACGCGGCCTTGTTGTTGAGCTGCGTCTTCCAGGCGGCCAGAGACGTCGCGTCGTTCTGCGCGATCGCGATGCGGTGGTAACGCCCGGGGAAGAGCGTGGCCAGCAAGGTGGTCATCGTCTCGGCGACGGTGCCGTTGTGGAACAGCACGCCACCACCCGTGACCGAGGAGCCGCCTGCCACCGCCGCGGTGAGGCCCGACGGCGCCGCCGTGAGGTCCTTGAACAGGACGTATTCGTTGCCGCGGATGCCGACTTGCTTGACCGTCAGCGTAACGACGCTAGCGACGTCGGCAGCCGTGACCGGCGCAGTCGTGTCCGCGTTGATTGACGCCGCGAGGGCAACGCCCACGTTGTCCGTAGTGTCGTTCGCTGCGACGGGCGCCGTGTAGAGTTTGCCGCCGACACGAACGCCCACCGTGCCAGCAACGGTCCACGAGCCGCCGATGGTCACCGTTGCAGTCGCAGCGACGCCGCCGCCGCTCGTGGGCGTGGCAATCCTGAGCTGGACGCCTGGCACCTTGAGGGCCTGGTAGCCCATGCGCGCGAGCTCGGAGCCGGCGCCTGCGTACGTGTTGAGCGTCGTCTGGTCCGAGACGCTGAGCACGTCCACGTCCGCCACCATCGTCCCTGCCGACGACTTGAGGCCGACGAGCAGACAGATGAGCGGAATCGACCCAATCGAGATCGGACCCGCGCCGAAGACGGTCTGCCCGAAGAACCCGGGCCGCTTGGTCGACGCGGAGAATCCAGCGATGATGATGGGCATGTCAGGTCCCCTTGGCCGACGCGACCCGCGCGCTCGACGGAGGTGCCGCGACCTGCGCGGCTGCTTTCGGTTCGGCCTTCGGTTCAGCCTTCGAGGCCGGAGGCGCGTGCAGCGACCCGCTCTCCTTCTCGTAGGCGACGAACTCGGGCTCCTCGCCGTAGGCGGCTTGCCACTTCGCAACGGCCTCTTTGCGGGCCGCCTCGAGCGCCTGTTCCAGCGGGAGCACTTCGAGCTTCTGTTCCCCGAGACTCCCGCGCCGCGCGGTGTGCTGGTTGGCCGGGAAGAGGTGCCCGGCGCGAAGGGCCGCGCGGTGGTCGCGCGTGTCGTCGATCTCGACCTCGGCGCCGGAGAACTCGAACCAGTTGTCCTGGTCCGAGACTTCCTCGACGCCCTTGATCATCTGCGACGCGTTGATGCGCACGCATAGCTTCGCCCCGACCCAGCGGCGGATGCGGCGGTCGCCGTCCTCGCGGACAGCGCCGCACGGCATGCCGTTGTGGTCGAGTTGGAAATAGGGGTTGGCGAACACCACGAGTCGACGCGGCGGGCGAGGTGCGGGCATGTTGACCTGTGGGGTTGGAGCTACGGAATGAACGACTCGATGACCGAGCCATCGGAGCGCAGTAGCGAGGCCGTCAGAGAGGCGTCTGCGTCGTCGCTGATGTCGCGAACGCGCTGCTCACGAACGACGTAGGAGAACTCAATGGCCGGGTAGGCCATCGGCTTCGCGCCCTCGCGTTGGATCTTGAGGTAGCGCCAGGCCGCTTGCTTCAGCGGCCAGATGAGCATGGCGCCGAGAGCCGGCAGTAGGAGCGTCCCACGGCCGGCGAAGGCGCCAGTGCCAACGGTGATGGTTCCAGCGGTGCCCGTCTGTGCGTCGATTGCGACGCTGGTTACGGCGGTGTATCCGTTGGCTGACGCAAACGTCTCGGCGCCCGTCAGGATGACGAAGACTTCGCTCTGCGCGAAGCCGAGAACGTCGAGGCCCGACAGCGTGATGGTCGAGCCGACGGTGAAGCTGCCGGCCGTGCCGCCGAGCGCGATTGTGATGCCGCGCGAGGGACCGATGACCGCCGGTCCGATGCTGCCGTCGAGGCCAGCACCCGCGTAGGTGTGCTGCGACGTCAGCGTCGCCTTCGTGAGCAGGATGCTGCTCGGAAGCGCGGCGACGTCTAGCGCCTTCGGGTCCGTGTCGAGCGGCTTCTGATACGCCGGGTGGCGCGTCAGGTAGACGGCCTCGTCCACGACCTTCGCCAGGCCGTTGATGATCGGCTTATATGGCCCCGAGCGCGCTTGCGGTTGCTCAGGCGGAACCCAGAGGAAGGTCCACGCGTCTTCCGTGACGCGGAAGCCGTCGGAGTAGTCGTAGCCGGCGACGTTCGGCCTGCGGTAGCCGTAGAGCGCGCCGCCCTTGCGGTCGTTGAAGAAGCCGCCGCCAGCATCTTCCGGGTTGTACGGGAAGACGAAGCCGATGGGGTCTTGAGCCGGAGCGCGCTTGTGCCACGCGTCCGCTAGCTCGGCGTTCACGACCGCCTTGAGGAAGGCGAGCATGACGTCGAGACCGGGGTCGGAGACCGCGGAGAGCGCGGCGACGTTCGGGTCGGGGCCGTCGGTTGGCGCGAGGACCGGCAGCTCAATCGCGCCGTACGTGTCGGCCATTGGCTCAGCCCTTCAGGCGCGCCTGAATGTCACCGACGACCTTGCTCTCAATCGTCGCCGTCGCAATCTCTTTCGCGTGCTCCGCCGCCGGCTGCATGAACGGCTGCGCCGAGGTGCCGGGGTGCTGCACGCGCTGGGCGAAGCGGTCTTGACCACCTGAGACCCAGTGGAGCGTCTTGGCGTTGGTCGCCACGATCTCGTGGGCTGCGGTGGCCTCTTCCACGAAGCTCGCGTAGTCGGCCGTCGCAACCAGCGCGTCGCCCTCGTGGGCGATTGACGCCGTGAGGTTGCCCGTCTGGTCCTTGTAGGGGTGCTGCGCGCGAGCGAAGCTTGCGCCCGCGTCCAGGCCCGTCGAGATGGCCTCGGCGGTGCCGGTCTCGAGGATGCTGTCGGCGTCCGACATGGCGGCCTGGAGCTCGGAGAGGTCCCAGTCGACGGAGAAGGACATCAGTAGTCCCCGCCCGCGTAGCTGCCGTCCGGATTGGTCCACATGAGCGGCGACGGGTCGTAGAGCGCGCCGCCGACGTTCTTCGGCTTGTCGTCCGGATTGTCCGGCAGCATCTGGATCGCGTCCTGGATTCGCTGCACCAGGTCATCCGCCCGCTTTATGCGTTCGGGTGCCTGGGCGGAGCGCACCACTTCGGGGTGCCGCTCGTACGAGTAGCCAACGGCGTACTCGAGCGCGGCGCGCCGAATGAGCCGGTCAGAGCCTACGAGTTGCGAGACGTCGTATTCCGTCGTGAGACGGCTATCGACTTGGCCCTCGGCATTCTCGAGGATGAGTAGGACCTGCGAGCTCGCCTTGACGGCGGCTAGGTCGTTCGTGTTGTTGTCGTCGAAAATCTCGAGGAGGACTTTCGGCGACAGCGCGTCCGCGAGGTCGTCCGCCGTGATGTACTTCGGCGAGTACGGCATGGCGAAGCGCCTTGCTTACGCGGCTCGGATAGAACCGCGCTTCAGGAGGTAGGCGGCCTCGGCGTCCGTGAGCTGCACGGTCGTGCCGGGGCGGTGATGAAGGCACCGCGAGTCGAGGATCTTGGTCTTGTCCTCGTGGTCGGGGTGCGGCGAGGTGATGCCGTGCACGCAGACGTACGCCTTCTTGTTGCTCTGACCGGGCTGTTGATTCGACATGGGTTGCTCCAGAATTAGACGATGACGCCGCTGATGAAACCGCCGACGATGTTGCCGGTCATGGTCTCGGAGTCATTGACCGTCGCGACGACCCAATTGCCGCCACGACCGCCGCGCTTGGGGTCGTAGAAGGACCGGACGACCCAACCCTGGAAGATCGTTCCCTCACTCGTCGGCGTAATGGCACCGGGGACGGCACCCTGGACACCCGACCAACGGAACGTTTTCGCCGTCGCGATCGACTCCTGGTCCGCGGGTGCGCCCATCGTCTCCGTCAGGAAGACAACCGAGTCGCCCCACACGTAGTCGTACGTGCCGGAGGTCGTCTTGCCCTTCATGTCGGACACGTAGATGTTGCCCGGCAGCGAGAGAATCGCCGTGCCGCCACCGATCTGCTCCGGCTTGAAGACGCCGGGCACGTCGCTCTTGAACTGAACGAACTTCTGCACCTGGCTATTGCGCGAGAAGGCGTTCCAGACGCGGCGATTCATGCCCCAGCCGGTGACCTTCTGGAGCGAGTGCTCCTGAATGTAGTTGACGTTGGCGATGGGGTCCGAGCTTGCGCCGCCGTTCCAGTTCTGCCCCGCGCCGAGCGCGAGCACGACGCTCGAGTCCCAGTTGCCCGAGGTCTGGAGCAGCGCGGCCACGCGGTCCTCACGAAGGAGCTTGTGGCCCATCATGATGCGCGACATCGCCTTCATCATGGGACGCAGCACGCCGTCGGCGTTCGCTTCGACCTCCGTCGGCACGAAGCTCGCGAGCACGTATTGCGTGGTCGTGAACTGCGTGGACGAGAGCTTCGTGCTAACCTCGGGGAGCTCACCGCCGGGGCCCGCGACGGCACTCTGCGGCCGCTGGAAGGCGTTGTCCTTGTCCCAGGTCGGGAAGTAGTCGCTCGCCTTCGGCACGACGACCGCCGGAGCCATCTGGTCCGCGATCGCGTCCTGAAGCTTGTAGCCCGCCGCGTACATCGGCAGCGTCGTCGGAACGTGGACGTCCGTCGGCGAGAGGTCCATCTTGACGAGCTGTCCCGTCGACTGGTCCACGAGCGTGATCGTGTGATTGTGGAGGTCGATCGAACCGGTCGTCGGACGGCCGTCGGGACCAACAATAGTTCCGAGAGACATGGTGCTTTCTCCGAGCGCGCACAAGCAAAAGGCGCCCAGTGGACGCCCTTTCTCGCTCGCGCGATAGAATGTGGTGTGTGCGCTCTTTGAGGGAGGGTTACGCGTTCTTTGCGATCGCGATGTTGAACTGGCAGGGGTCGCCGCTAAGGGCCTCGCTCATGGCGAGCCCGATCTGGTAGTGACCGGTCGTCTGGTCGAGCACCTTGCCGGCGCTGTCCGTCATCAGCACGTCGCCGACGTGGATCGTGCCGCTCGCGATCGCCCAGGTCTCGCCGAGGGTCTGAATCTGACCCTGCTGACCGGCTTTGATGATCTGCATCGTGACGCCGATCGGGCCGACGTCACTCGACGTGATCACGACCCCCATGGGAGCGGACGTGCTTCCGGTGTTGCCGGTGTCTGCCTTGACGCAGAGGCCTTCAGCGATGTCAGAGACACCATAGTTCTTGACGGTTTTCGTTCCACCGATGACGGTGTTGCGCGTGGGCTGGTTGTTGTTAGCCATGACAATACTGTCCCTTCGCGTTCCTCAAAGAGGCCGCGTGTGCGTTGTTTGAGGACGGGCGCTAGGGCCGCGTCTGCGAACTTCAGGCAGCGCGGCGAGCCGCAAGGGCCTTCTGGATCTGCTTCTCGGCCGTGAGGCACGCCTGCTCGAGAGGCATGCCGTCGCGCATGAGTTTCGGAACGAGCTCCTCTGCCGTGGGAATGTCGACGGGTGCGCCAATAGGACCGGAACCCGACGGGGGGTTGTGCGGCGAGGCCGGGGGCGGCGGAGGCGCGACGTCGCGGAGCAGGTAGCGCTCACGCGGCGAGACGCGCGGGTAGAGCTTGTCGAACTCTTCCGGCTTCGTCTCCAGGTAGACGCGCATCATGTCTTTGGACGCGTCCGTGAGCTTGTGCGAGTCCTTGTAGGTCTCGAACGCCTCGGCAACGCGCGTGTCGCGGTCGGACATGAGGCGCTTCTCGTGTGCCTCCTTGAGGGCCTTGACGTCGGCGGCCAGGGTCTCGTTCTTCGCCTCGGCGGCGCCCAGTTTGAGGGCAAGCTCGGCGTTCTTCGCCTCGAGGTCCTTGATGCGCGTGTCGTTCATGTTGATCGCCTGAGTGGTCGCGTCGGACATGGCAGTCGTCTCCGGGGTGGTATCCGCCATGTCGGCGGCATCGTCGTCGCCAGCAACGGCACCAAGGCCGTCATGACGCTCGAGAACATGTTGTGCGATGGCGGCGTCGATCATCTCTTCGACGCAATCGAGTAGGTCTTGCAGCGTGCCGCTCGGGCCCATGCCCATGAGCGACATGAGCGAATCGGTGTAATCACCGAGTCCAACACCCTGGACGCTGGCCCGCGGGTCGTCGGTGAGGTCATAGAGGGCGCGAAGGCGCCCGAGCTCGGCCTTACACTCCGTAGGCGACGCCAGCGGGCTCATCTTGAGCGCCGACCGCATCGCGGGGAGCATGTCGTCGAAGCGGTAGAGTGCCGTCTTCTTCGGAGCGTCCTTCGCGGCGAGTGGCGCTAGGGATCGGAGGAAGGGGCGGTTCGTAGCGGCGACCGAAGTGAGTCGCGCACCGATGGGTTGCCCCGTAATAGGGTGGCGCGCGTTGAAGCGAATGGCCGGGCTCACGCTCGTGTATTTCCCTTCGCGGATATACGAGCGCAGCGGTTCGAACCACTGAACGAGTGCCCAAAGGCCCTCGCCTCCGCGGTTGTCCAATTCGAGGATGCGGCCCTGCGCTGGTGCCCCGTTGACGGCGATGTTGCCGTTCGCAGGGTCTTCCTCCGAAGCGTGCTCAAAGTCGAAGAAGACCTTCTTGCCGTCGACCTCGCTGAAGTTCCGAACGATGTCGGTGAACACCTTCGCGTTGAGGTCGAATGGCCCCGCGGGGTGGCCCTCGAAGTGACCGCACTTGGCGATCTGTACCCAAACCGGGTCGGGCTTGTCGGCGGGGCCGGCGGCGTCGGCGGTCAGTGGCAGGAAGTCGCGACAGAGGCGCTCGCTGCCGTCGTCACCCGCATGCATGATGTCGATGGTGTGCCCACCCGGGAATCCAAGACGCATCGACAATCCCTTGCGCTTCGTCTTGAGGCCACCGACGTTGCCGGGCTGGTGCACGTCGTCAACTCCGAGGTCCAGCTGGGCTTGCTTCGGCATGTTGTATTGCGACTCGATGCCGAACTTCTTGGCAGCGCGCGCAATCGCCTTCTTCGCCGCCGCGTACTCCGTATCGGAAACGCTGCCGGCCTTTTTCGCCTGCTCGAGTCGAGCAGCGGCGTTGCGGGTTCGCGCCGCCGTGTCGATGGGGTAAGCGCGCTTGGCCGGCAGGGCAAATTGGCCCTCCGGCAGGTCCTTGCGCTTCTCCGCCGAGATCATCTCAACGGTGAAACCGTCGAGGTCGGCTCCCGTTAGCTCGGTCATGATGGTGTCTTTCGCGTGGGCAGCTACGGGAGGGCCACGAACTCGATCCAGGCTCCGCAGAGCAGCACGTCATCCGTGCCGAGAAGGCCATTCGTCGGCTTGACGCTGATAGAGATGCGTCCAGGCGCAGCGGTGAAGGTCTTGGCCGGGATGGTCATCGTGAGTCGCGAACACGTCTTCGCCGTTGCCGTGGGCGACGCGATGGCCGAGGTCGAACCCGAGAAGGTGGGGCCGGCGTCTTCGAGACTGCCAGGCACCTGCTCGAACATGGTTACCGTGAACGGCGACGTGTCGGCAGCCGTCGCGCCCGACTTGCTGACCATGAGGACCAGCGTCGAGGCCTGCGACGTGTCGAACGACAGAGGCAAGTCGCGCTCGGACCACACGGCCACCTGGGTGGCTGCGTCGTTCCAGCGAATGCCCACCGCCTTCGAGTTGTTGAGCGTCACCCCAGGCTGGGACGCTGCGTTGTCCGAGAATGCCGCCATCGGCGTTCCCGCGGCAAGGACGCCGGCCTTGAAGTCGATCGGGAGAATCGGCGTCTGCCCGGCGAGCTTCGTGTACTCGAGCCAAAACCCGTTGCAGATGCAGTCGTCGGTGCCGAGCGTGCCGTTCGTGGGCTTGATGGTCACAGACACGCGGTGCGGACCCGCCGTGAACTTGTTGGCTGCAAGCCCGAGCGTGAGCTTCGAAACCGTCTTGGCGGTCGCCGTGCCGACGAGGGCACTCGTGGTGCCGCCGAGGTTCGTGGTCGCGTCCTCGAGCGCACCTGCCACCTGCTCGTAGATGCCGACGTCGAACGTCGTTGCGTCGCCACCCGTCGCGCCGCTCTTTGACGCAAGCACGACGATGACGCTCGGCTTCGTGACATCCATGTCCGCCGGGAGCTCGAACGAGCTCCAGATGGCGACCTGCGTCGCAGCGTCGTTCCAGCGAATGCCAACGGCGTGCGTGTTGTCCAGCGTCACGCCGGGTTGAGAGGCCGCGTTGTCTGCAAACGCAGCCATCGGCGTTCCGGCGGCGAGAATCGCTGCGCGCAGATCGATGAACACGCGCGGCACGGCCGGCCGCTTCGTGTACGTCAGATAGGAGCTGTTGATGATGAGGTCGTCGGTCGCGAGCGTGCCGCTCGGCACCACCGACATCGACAGGCGCGCCGGAGGCGTGGGGGGCAGGTAGAGTTGCGCCTGAAGAAGCGTGCACGTCTTCGCTGCGGCGCTGGCCTGAGCAGTCGTCAGCGCTGTCGAGACAGACCCGAGGTTCGCGCCAGCGTCTTCGAGCGCCCCCACGGTCTGCGCGTATGCGACAACCGTAATCGAAGCGACGTCAGTCGCAGTCGCGCCGCTCTTCGATACGACGAAGTTCGCCGTGACCGGATACGTCGGGTCGAGGTCGAGAGGGAGGTCCACCTCGGTCCAGACCGCCGTAAGCGTGCCGCCCTTCCAGCGCACACCAACTGCTTTGGAGTTGTCCAGCGTGATGCCCGGAGTCGAGCCGGCGTAGGCACCGAGCACGGTGCCCGCCGCGAGGATGGCACCCTTCAGGTCGATCTCGACGCTTCCGATTCCGGCGACGGCGTTGAGGTCGGCCCTCGCGGCCGACATGTTGGTGCAATAGTCCAGCGCGAGCGCAGCAGGGTTGTTGCCGAGGATCTCGCGGTTCGGCGCGGTAATGGTCGAGGCCATGTCTTCGTTCCTTCGAAGCCGCTACTCGGCGGCGAGTGGGTCTTCGGCGCCGTCCTCGTTCGGGTCGGCAGGGTCGTTTGCGGGCGGCGGAGGCTCAGGGCCTGAACCGGGAAACTGATGCAGCACCGGAGGCGGTGGAGGCGGCGGCGTCGCGACGTCACCGCCGAGGATGTCGGCAGTGACCTCGACCGGCTTGATCGGTACGAGGCGCCTAGGCTTTGCCTTCCAATCGGGCGGAGCGTCTTCGGGCGGCTCCTGCTTGATGAGCGGCAGCCCGAGCTCCTGGCCGAGCTCGTCGGCGTCGACCGGCATGCCGACTGCGGCGGCGGCAGCCGCTAGATCCATGCGCTCGGCAGGATCCGGCTTTTCATCAACGTGGATTGTGACCCGAGGGGTCAGGTCCACCTCGTCCGGGAAGTTGAGGCGAACGATCCAGGCGATAAGGTCGCGCCGAAGCGTTTCGCTTAGACAGTTAGCGTCGTAGCGAGCAAGCTCCGTCGCGCCCTGTTTTTGGATCTTCGTGGCGCCCGCGTTGCCGCGTTCGCCCGAATCAGTCGTGAGGGTGGAGCCCTCGACGCACTTGCTAATCTGCCCGTCGCAGTACTTGAGCAGGGCTTCGTGCGTGAGCGCCGGGCGCCCCGTGAGTCCGGGGCCGACGAGTGTCGTGCTGACGGAATCGGGCAGCACCGCCGAGGCGGCCGCGCCACTTCCGAAGGCGGCAGCGGTGTTGTTGGCCGCCGCGATATCGTCCTTGTCGGCCATCCGGGGCGTCCCGGTGGTCGTCGTGGAGTATTGGAGAATCGGCCATGGCTTGCCGAACTTCTCGACGTACTGCCCCGCTCCGCGCAGGGTCATTCCCTTCAGCGCGAAGAAGAACGCGAGCTCGCGTCCTAGCCCTTCGCGCGTCGGGTAGTCGCCGCGAAGCTGCGGCGTGTGAATGATGAACTTGCCCGGGAAGTCGTCGACGACGATGCCGAATCCGGAGGCGTTTGACGTCGGCGACGACGAATCCCAGAAGGACCGGACAGAGCCCTGGTCCCAAATGTGAGCCTTCCAGCTCGTCGGGTCGGGGTAAGCGACGCGGCGGCTGTGCACGAAGTGCAAGCGCTTAGGAACCCAGCACTTACCTTCGCGCGCCCACCCAATCTCGGCGGCAGAGACGCCGTAGTACACGGCCCACTGGAGCGCAGCGAGGCTCTGCTCTAGGTCGGCGATGCCCTCGATGCACTCGTTGACGAACTCGGCGATCTCATTCGCTCGTTCGAAGCGGGGATCGTCGTCCGGGATGTCGGCGTGCGCAATCTCGAGGCGAGCGCCCGCGACGACGAGAACGCGCTTGCTGAGAACCGCGTAGCCATGTGGCTCCCGCTCGAGTAGCTCGTCAAGCAGGTCGACGTATTCACGACGGTATCCCGTCGTGCACAGGCGCATGAGCGCCGAGATGGTCTGAAAGGTGAGTGAGCTCCCGAGGACCGATGGATACCGGTCAACGAGAGGATAGGGTGCTAGCGGCGCATCCTCTGGGGCCGGCGCTTCGTCAGCGGGACGAGCGGGCGGTAGGGCCGGCGGAGCGACCGCGATGGTGCTAGGTGCCGGCGAGGGCTCGAAGAAGCCGCGGAGCCACACGCTGGCGCGTTCGAAGATCGCCATGCGGTCGGCTCCTGTGAGATTTGCTGCCTGTCGCGAACGAGCGAAGGAGGAGCGCTCGGCGGCTACGGCCGGCAGCGGGCCGGGTGCGAAGTGAGGCGCTGAAACGCGAAAGCCAACCGGGCGGGTTGGCTATCAGGTGCGTGCAGACTGCGGGGGCTCGTCTGGACGCGCGTTGGACAGTAGTTCGGGAGGGCCCGGACATCAACGCCCACGTTCGGGCAAAAAGAGTTTCTTACAATCTACGCTTTGCGGGCTTGTCGAGTGTAGTGCGGTCACTCGGCGGAAGCTCCGGAACGCGACGGGAAGTCCTGAGTCGCTCGACTAGCATGCGCAGACGATCGAGCTCGGCTACATCCTGTGTTGACCGATCGTGCCGCTGGACCCAGGCCACGAGCGCGGCGTGGTGAATGTACACGATGCCTCGATGGTCGACGCGCGTCGGTAGCGGGTCGACCTCACGGTCGGCGTAGCGGCGCGCCGTCTTCTCGTCGACATGCAAGGCGACGCCGATGCCCTTCCAACCCTCGATGACGTCCGGCTGAACGGCGCCCGACTGCGCAGCCATCACGCCCACCGTCCACCGGGCGCACGGACCCGTTCGACGTGGCCCACTGAGATACGCTCACGGGTGCGGCGAACCTTAGACTCCGACGTGGTGAACGGGTCCTCGCCAACCAAAGACCCGAGCGCAAACAGGGCGCCGCGGGCGCGCGTGTGCACCTCTTCGCGGATGTCTTCGACGGTGCGGTCGCGCTCCTTGATGCTGATGCCGTTCTTCTCCGTGGCCTTGGTGCAGAGCCAGACGACGTAACCACCAACGCAGTCCTGCCTCCGCAGCGGATCGCCAAGTCGCCTCTTGGGCTCAAACTTATAGTCCTTCGGGATACAGTACACGCTAAGGCGCCCGCCACGCTGCAACCTATGCTCGACCTCTTTGGGCTCTTCCTGGTGCCGCTCGCGGTGGCGTTCGAATGCGCGGACGGCTGATGCAGTGAGGAGGGTTACACCAACGAATTCGCCGAAGCGCTGGACGACCCGCTGACCGTCTCCACTTCCGTAACCCTGGTCGATGCTGTGCACCCAGTCATACGGGCCGAGCCAAGCGGCGAAGGTGTGCTCGTGATCTTCGCCAACGGAGCGCATAAACCCATGTGCTTCTCGCTCGCGAGAGAAAACCTTGTCAGCGTTAGGACCAACCTCGTGGCGACCGATGGCCGCGCGGTCATGATCGTGCGTCGTGACGTATCCGCCGAACGCCACGTCGACAAGCGCCCCGAAGCTGGAGCGCCGAGTGTCCGTGGTGTAGTACTCCGTGAGCATCTGCCGCACCCATGGTGCGGGCTGTACCGTTGCCATCCTATCCTCCTCGCCGAGACCCGCTCGGCAAAACCATTACCCCCACCCCAGCGGTTCCGTGTCGGGGTTGAACCAACTCACGCCAGGAACCGCAGCGGGCGGCCCTCCGATGTGCAGCGCCGCCTGGCAGACAGCGAGCACCAGCGCTGCCAGGATGTCCCCGTGGCTCTGCCCCTGCTTCGGCAGCTGGATCTGAATCGCCCCGCCAGGCACGGGCCCGCTCTTCACGCCGCGCAGCTGATTGATAAGCCTAGGATCGTCTGGCAGTTCGCACTTGCCCTCGGACATGAGCGTGCGGAGGATCGTGAACCACTCGGCCCAGCGTGCTGCCGTCGGCTGCGCCTCGTCGTACTGCATGGCCCACTTCTCACGCTCGGCCCAACGGCGCAGCTCGTCGTGCGCCGTGTCGGCGTAGTACAAGTCGCCCTTCATGCTGTGGCAGTTGTAGCTCTGGCACGTCGAGGCGAAGCGCTGGACGACCTCGGAGGGCTTCAGCGGAGAGCCGGAGGGCGGGACGAGCTCGTCGTACATGGCGACGCGGACGCGGCCGTCCTCAACGCGGGCCATGGCGAGGGCGCTGCTGTTCTTGCGGAAGCCGAGGTCCGCTCCGGCGTAGTGCTGAGCGCCGTTGGGTGCGAGCGCTTGGCGGCCCTTGGCAACGGCAACGGCAATGCAGCTCTCGGGGAAGAACGCCGACGCGTTTGCGGAGAGCGGGACCGCCGAGTACTCACGGGCCGCGTTGATGGGGTCGCGGCGAAACTCCGCCTCCTCGTCCTCGAGCGAGAGCGTCGGGTTCATGCTCCGCGTGTCGGAGTGAAATGCCAAGGCCGCCCGGCTCGCCTTGCCGAACGCCGCCGTGAACATCTCGTGGAACGGGCCTTCCTCGGCCCACGGCGACGAGACGACCCAGACCTGCGCGCCTCCGAGCATGCGGGTGATGGCCGCGCGGTAGTTGTCGGGCAGGTTGACCGCGCCGTCCTCGGCGTCGTGGAAGTCGGCCTCGTCGAACACGATGCCGGCGAGCCACGTGCCGCGCAGGTTGCCGCCGCCGCTCGACGCGGCCACGAGCTCAACGGTCACCTCGTTGCCGTCCGGCCGGCGGATGATGGCTTGCTCGGCGCCCGACTTCACGAGCAGCTTGGAGAGCACAGGACTCCGCTGCGCGATGGTCACGACCCACTTGAACACGGCGCGGGCCTGCTTCAGGAGCGGCGCAACGATGAGCCCACGCACGAGCTCACCGGGCTGTACGCCCACGAGTCCGTCTGCGTCGGGGCGTTCGTAGTCGAGCGCCGGGCGGCGGAACTGCGACTTCAGAATCGAGTACATGAGCGCCATCGCCGCGATCATGCTCTTGCCGGCGCGGACACCGGTGCGCAGGACGATGCAGCGCGGCTTGCACGGCGGCAGGACGTCGCTGCCGAAGTGGAAGAGCATCTTGGTTGCTGACAGGTGCGTGACAGGCTGCCCGTCCACGGCACGGATGAGCGCAAGCTGCGTTGGAGACGGCGAGAAGTTGCCGAGCTCCCGATGCGTGACGAGCGTTTCGAAGGTGAGAGAGGGTCCGAGCATGTCGATTGCCTGCTTCGACGATGGCGCCGTGATGACGTCGAGCGTCTTCTCCAAGATGGCGTCGAGGGCAGAGCGGGAGGTCACGTCATTCTCCACGCATCCAAGCGAGCATTGATGCCCCGATGTCGAGCTCGGCGTCGTCATCGCCCCACGGCAGAGGCAAGCTCGGCCCAGGCTCGCAGCTCTGCGACTTCTCTGCCCAGCCAAGCACGGCGTCCACCTCCGCATCGTCCTCGTCGAGGCAGTAGACGAGCCAGAGGCGTTCCTCGCGAAAGCGGGACTCGAAGTCACGGTCAATCACTTCGACACCTTCTCGAGCGGAGGCGCGGCCGGCATACGCGTCGGGAAGTGCAGCCGCACATCGCGCCACATGGGCAGCGTGAACTCCGACGGCAATACGAAGGTCGGCAGCCTAAGGTGGCCCGCCCACTTTCGAAGGAGTGCGTTTAGCACGCGTCTACGCGGACGGTCGCGCCAAAGGGCAAATACGGCTCCGCGCATGAGCCACGCTTTCGCCAGGCGCCACATCGACGCCTTCGGCGCGCAGTGCGGCCAGGGTAGGCCGACGGGCTTGGCTGAGCGGTAGGGGTTCATCGCTTGAACCCATCCTCGATGGGGACCATGGCAAGGAGCTTCATTCGTACTTCCTGCGCAGCGCTTCATATTGCGCCCGCTCGGCAGCCTCATCCGCCGCTTTCCTCTTCGCCTCTCTGGCTGCATCCCGCTCTGCAATCACCGCGTCGAGCAGCGGCCCAATGTCGTGCTCGGCATCGACGGCGTAGAGCGTCGCGCGATTAATCCAATCATCGTGACGGCCGTCCTTCCACGTCTCGCGGAGTGCATCAACAGCCTTCGCACGCGCGTCGTCAAGCGTGGTTGCGGCAATGTCGAAGCACCGCACGCCGTATCTACCATCGTCCGACTGAACCAAAAGGTACCTCTTTGCCTCGCCCACGGTTACCTCTTCCCTCCGAGCGCCTTGACGCCCACGTTCTCGTTCTTGAGAGCCTGAATCCTCATCGCGAAATCCGCCAGTAGGTCCGGGTGGTCTTGCAGCACCTCGCGGAAGATGGCGAGCACGCGCGACAGGTTCGGGTCGTTGATGATGTTGTTGATGATGTTCGTCCCCGGCTGCACGACGCCCGTTACCCGGTCCAGGCTCTTTTGCGCCTCGACGGCGAGGGCGAGGTACTTGGGCCCGTTCTGGGAGACCATGGCCGCCAGCGGGGCCGGGAGCCCGTCGGGGATGTCCGCCTTCGCGGTCGCCTCGGCGTCGTCCCGGCAGTGCCGCCACCAGGTCCGGCTCTCGAGGCGGGCCTGCTCCACGTCACCCATGTTCTCGGTCACGAGGTCTGCCGCCCGCTTCACGTATCCGCGGACAGCACGCTCGGACACCCCCCAAGCAGACGCCAGGGCGGGCACGTCGTGGCCCGATTCCCACTCGTGGCCAGACAGGAGCCGCTTGGTAATGAAGCGCACGCGGGCGCGTTCGTCGATGATGCCAAAGGCTTCTTTTGCCCAGCCGGCGAGAGGATCGCGCGCGCGCGTTGGTGCTTCGTCCTCGGGGTTGGAACTTGGACGCTCCTCCCCGGTGTCCTCGTCCTGTCCACCGCTGTCCACGGACACCAGCTCTGCGACCACCGCTTCGGGCTCCTGGACGTCCTCGGGCGGGGGCTGTCCAAGGTGCTGCCGGTGGTTGTTTACGGCGCTCTTGGACACCCCGAAAACCTTGGCTACCTGCCGGACGCTCTGCCCCTCCCCGAGGGCCGCCGCGATGGCCTGGGCTTGGGCGTGGGCGCCGAGGGAGCAGCAAGGGCGGGTCAATTGGCCTTCGCCTCCAAGATGTCCAGGAGCACCGTGAAGCTCTCGAGGGTCCGGGCCTTGTCGCACCCCGCTGCCACCAGAAGCAGGACCGCTGCCTGCATCGTTGCGTAGGCCCTGGTGACTGGCGTGTGGCCCGGAAGCACCGTCTCGACGGCGAGCACGACCTTGGCCGTGGCCGCCCCAAGTTGTTGGGCCGTGGGCATGGTGCTCACGGCTGCCCTCCCAGCGCCCACAGGATGGCGAACAGCCCGCCGGGCACCCCGACGAGCACAAGAACCATGGCGGCCGTCCACCAGGCTTCACGCCGCGCCACGGGGCACCGGTGCTCCTCGTCGTCGGGGCACGGCGCCTGACAGAGCGAGCAGACTAGCGGCGGCCCGAACGGCATGGGTGGCGGCTTCGGCCGGAGCGACCGTCTCTCCTCGGGCGAGGCGTTCTCCCAGCGGATGCGCTGCTGAAGGGCCACGTCGGGATTGGAGTCGAAGTTCACGGTACACTCCGCTTGGCCCAGGCAACCATCTCGTCCACGTCCTTCGGGCTAACGACGTGGTTGCACTGCCGGCACTCCCAGACGCCCCAGTTGCCCCGGATCGGGTTGAACCGCATCGGCTCGCCGTGGTGCTCCGGGAGGTACTCAAAAATACCTGAGCCGTTTTGGCCGCCTGCGGGCACCGCGTCTGCTTTAAGCGTGAGATCCGCCGGTTCTCGCTTGCTGTTCATGCTTTCGCCTCCCACTCGGCCGCCAGCTTCTGCTTCATGGCCTCCCGCTTCGTCGGGTCCGGATCGCACCGCGGCTTGTGACGCGAGAAGATGCCGCCTGGTGGCCGATAGCCGAACGCCCACCTCCCGACGCCCCAGCTCGGAAGGTGCCGGCGCTCGGCTCCGCAAAGCTGGCAGCGGTGGGTGCCGTGCGGGTCGCCCTCGACCAGGCGGAAGAAGTGCCGGCTCTTGGTCATCACGCCTTAGCCCTCGG